GTTTCGGTTTTATTGCTAAAAAAGTCGGTTTTTGGTCGTTTTTGTGCTGTTTTGGCGTTTTTTCGGGCTTGTTCGGTTGCACCTTTTATAGAGTTGCATCGCTGATGTGCAGGCTGCAGGTTGTCAATCGAATTGTCACCACCGTGCATCAGGCTAATGATGTGGTCAGCAGTGTTGGCTCCGGCTTTGCCGCATAATGCACAGATGGTGGCTTTGCCGTCTGACAGGATTTGTTTCCTGTTGGCTTTGTATATCGGGTCGTTGTACGGGGATGTCATGAGGCTTATGTTACTACCGCCCTTGCTTTGCTGCGGTTGCTTTCATGTGTCAAGGTCAGGTCTGGGGTTTGTGTTCCCCACAGTTCTGACCGAGTAGGTCAAGGTTGCCGGACACCGTAAAGGGGAAGTGGACACCATTCGTATTTGTGACGTTTAGACGCTGCACAGTGGCTGACACCCACGGCCATTCACGTTAGTCATCACAGGTAATGGGGCGCACTGCTCTACTCACGTTCCCGTGCTTTATACCAACAGAGTGCAATCCCCTATGTGGCCATGGTCGTATTTAGTTGTGAGACTTAGTTACTTGCGTATGCCTTGGATGATGGCAATACCGATGGAGATTAGCAGGGCATACCAGGCCAGTGTCAGCATGACGCTAAGCGCTTACTGATGAAGTCCATATCTTCTGGACGCCATAGATATACCTCAGCATGAGGGTGGACTATACGCATCCAAGTTAGTTGTGCCTCGCTGGCCTTACCTGTCCGTGTCTTTAGTTCGGCAAAGATAAGACCACGCTGCTCATGTGCAAGTACTAAGTCAAAGAACCCAGGGCTGCCGGTGGTTATGTACCTACCTGTCTTAGTCATTGAAGGCTGAGAGTGATGGACAGTCCAATGATGGATGTAAGCCAGCGCTTTTATCTGCTGCAGGAATGACTGCTCGCTTATGTCAATCATCGTTTGTCTTTGCCCAGCATGAAGCCAATCATAAACACACTGCTGACCATGATGACAAAGGTTAGGAAGTCCACCATTAGAACGGTTCCTCTATTGAGTCATAGGTTGGTGCTGGCTGCTCTCCTGCTTTTAGGCTGTCAATATATGCGCTGGCTTCCTTGCGACTAAAACTCTGGAGATTGTGCGGTGGAATTTTCCCCATGGATTTACATACAGCCCTAATCATGTTCTGCTGTTTCTCAGTTGCAAGGTTGCTGTTCTCTGTAATTGTGCCGTCACCTGATGGGGTCATACGCTGGACTTTGCCCATCTCTTCCCTGCTCGGACGCTTCGATGGGTCACTGCCGGCGAGGTTGTAGTTAGCAAGTCCACGACCAACGGCCCCTGTCTCGGCGTTGGCCAGGTGCGAAGTTTTGTTAATGTGCGACGAGTTACGCACTTCCTCTTCCCAACCTGTGGATACCAATACATCGCCGACCCATATCTCAGCCTTAAAGACTGCAACATCTGACAAGTAATGCACAAGGTCTGTGATGATGCGGCCATCTGGATGTGCGTCGTAGAACTTGCTTACCCTGCTGGCTACGGGCTCGTAATCGTCAAGATTAAAACTGGCCACGGGCGTGCTCATTCGTGATGCGATTTAACTCTGTTTCAATGCGTAGCAGTGCCTCTTTAAGCAGTTTTATTTCCTGCTCTTTGGCGTAAATCATGTCTGCCACGTCATCGTTGTGCGTGTATTCAAGCGTCATCGCTGACCAACTTTGCTGTGCTTAGGTATGAAATGCCTTTGGCTGGGCCTGACGTGTTGAAAGACGGATGCCAAGAGTCTCTAATGGTTTCGGCAATAGTAGGCAGGGCGTGTAATGCGCCTACGGCCTCTAGTACAAGACTTGATTCTTTAAAGCGTAGTTCTAAAGCCAGATTGTGGCTTAAATTGGTTAGTTTGGCAATTAGTTCGCCTGTAGATGTTTCCATTTGTTTCCTTTGTTATTTTCCTGATGTTGCTCGCCAGTGACCTAGGCCGCCATTGCGATATAAGTAGCCAGCCACCTTGACATTGCACTCTGCATTAAGCAGTGCTTTAACTACATCCTGTTTCTTACAGACAGCCCGTGTCACAGTAGCCCATGAGCCTTGAATCTGTAGCAGACCCACATCTGGGCGGCCTGTAGATTTGCGCACTGGCGAAAGGGCACGTTCGGTACAGCGACTTTCCCGATAGGCAATTCGAGACATAACAGGGACTACTTTGGCTGGGAAATGTTGTCTCAGTAGTGGTTCCCATTTAGGGCATGAATTAGGGGCCGCACTTGCGTGGGCTGGTATGGATAGGACAGCGAATAGGGCTAATGCCATGATGCGTTTCAGTTCTCTTCTACTTCGATAGGCGGCGACCAATCCAAGAACGGCCACATTCTCTGTGACACTATGGTTCTTAGGTGTTCCCCTGTTTTCAAATCCGTGAAGATTTGAACGAGCAATAACTTGTCCTTTGAGACTAACTGACGGTACCCCCATGTGGGAATCATGGTCTGTTGGCCATCATCTTTAAAAAGAGCCAGCATGAGACCCAGCCCATAATGAAACTGTAAATGAACTGTGTGTCAGTCATTAGAGCCCCTGCCAGACACGCAATGGGCGGTGGTGGCACTCTGGGCGCTGTGACTTGCTGTAGCGCTCTGTAGGGACGCACAGACGGCTTGCAGAGGCTTTACGCATGATGGCCCCCATGGCTCGTGGCTCGTGGGTTGTCATCTGGGGGTGCAGTTGGTTCATCCATTCCCAAACATCGTCAGTTGTAAAGTCGTGGCGTTGGATGGACAGCATCTCTACTACCTTTAAGGCTTCTAAGGCCCAAAGTTGGTCAGCGTTTAAGCCGACACGTTGAATGGCTTGCTCAGCAAGTGCGATGGCTAGTGGCTCATCGAAAAGGGTTGGTTGGTCTGTCATGGTGTTTCCTTTGTTAAAGCCCTTTGAGTGGCTAAAGATGACTATACACAATTTGAGAAGTCGGTGGTGGATTTCGCCAATGGAAACAAACTACTCTCCACCACCTAGCCCTGGCACTGCTCAAACAGCGTCCAGGAGTTCTTTATTCTGGCTTTAGCCGGCGAAACTCAGCCTCAAAATGTTCTAGGTCTTGCTTTTCCAACTCTAAATGTATCCACATGCCACCAGCGCCAGCACTTTCCTCACGGGTTTTGTACTTAACGACCCCTTTGAGCCCTTCGCCTCTTGACGAGCGATAACCGGCACCAAACTTAGTGCCAGGCATCTTATAAAAATGCACCTCTTGTACTTTAAGCGCCAAAGAATTAGTAACAAAGAACGTCCAGATGGCTTCTAAGACTTTAATGTCTGAGTGACCAATGTCCATGGCGTAGCCAGTGGCATGAGTACTTAGGTTTGGTTTGTCCCTCATTGGGCGGTTTACATAGGTGCCCAGATTTGTCACTTTGTAACGCTTCTGACATAGTTCTACGCAAAGAGACGTAATTGGCTGGGTGGTCTTGCCATCCCATGCTGGGTAGTAACGGTACGGGCGTGTCATGAGTTTGATGGGGACAGCACTTTAACTGTCGCCGTTCCGGTGGCGGCCAATGCGTAAAGGGTCTCTTGCTCATCCATGAACACCTGCTGAAAGCCCAACTTAGGTATATCGAGACCCTGAGCGCTGGAGACATTAGAGCCACCTAGGTGAATGTCTTGGGTTGTGCTTTGCACATAGATTGTTTGGCTGCCAAAACTGGTGCTGTGAATTAGCACTGGTGTAGTTGCGCCTACTGTGTAAACGGTAGTTTTCATGGCTGTGGTGGGTCTTTCGGTTTGTCTTTAAGGCCGTTACCTGCCAGCAAACCAATAAGGCCACCGGACAATGTAAGCAACATACTAGAAAGGACTGATATTTGAGCAGCGTCTAGTTCGGCCATTTTCTCAGGCTGGGTCACAAATAGGAGTCCGTAAAGGATTGTAAACACTGAACCTACAAATGACAGTGTCAGCCCAATGGCCACAATCATGACTATTCGGGCTTTGATTTCCTCATTGCTGTGTCTGTTGTCTGGTTTCATCGGCACTTTGCTCCTGTTGCGTATCGGGGGGCTGTGGTTGTGTCGGGTGAGATGGTTGAATCTGTGACGCTCGAAAGGGCTTTGTTTTTAGTTGGTGGGCAGTTAAGGCGTTCACGGTCTGCGCAAGCGCTAAGCGATGCACAAATCACCAATAAAATCAGGCTTTTTCTCATGCTTGGCGATACCCATAAACAAAGATTTTGCCTGTTCCACCACCAGCGATAGACAGAACCACTCCTGTGTATTGCGTTGTGTTATTGACTGAGCAGCCACCGCCGTACCAAATGTAGTCACTTGAGTTCCAGCCGTGACTGTTGTGAGTAAATGTTGTGGTTGCTGCAAGGTTTGGCTTAAACACTTCAATGGAAGTAGCAAAAGTACATGGGCTTGAGGCGGTAGAACCTAACAAGTATGAAGTTCCAGCAGCGTCAGTAAGGGCATTAATAGTTGCGCCATAGTTTCTTACATTGTTATATGCGTAGCCACTTGACAAACCATTTAGTTGCAATGTTACTGCACTTGCACCAGCAGCAGCCGAAGCCGTTAAATCAACGACTATTTTGTAGTTAGTGAAACTACTGCTGAAGCATCCTGAAACAGTTGTAGTCGCCCCTGTGATTGCTACTTCAGTGATGTAAGCCAGTCCTATGTTGCTTTGAAGCGAACTCATCTGGGCTGCGGTTAAAACCTGCCCCGATGTGAAAACCTGATCTGCCATGTTGTTGTTTCCTTTCTTAGAAACTTAAAAGATTAGTAGTTGAAAGAGTACCGAATGTGGCGTCTCCGAGTGTGAGATACTGATTTCCGTCTGTGGACTCAAATTGCAGACTGTAAATATGTGAGCCCGGAGTTATGTTGTGGCTTATGCCAGACACGATAAGGGTCTGAGATTCAGTGGCTGGGGTGCCCGTTGTAAAGTTCTTAACGACTGTGGCAATACTGGTCAAGTCAAGGTTAAAACAAATGTTTTGATTGGCCTCTGACAGGGCGGCCATTTGTGTTGAGACATTAGTAAACCTTAACACTGGGTTTTTATATTTGCCCAATAGGTAATTGCCGAGTCCAGCAACTTCAGACACTGTGCTGTTCAGCAAGTTGG